GCTCTAATTACAAAGCAGTATGGGTTTATACTTGGTGCTATCCTGTATGGTGTAGTGGGAGTTAAGTCTTTCATTCATTGGAAAGAAAAAGATAAAACAGAAAGGTTAATGCATTAATTATGATTAGTTTATTTTTTTTAATTCCAGCATTTGTTGCTGGATATATAGTTTGTTACCTAGTTATGACCTGGGGAGTTGATCAAAACTAAGTTTTTAAGAAAGGCTATTTCTAAATTCACAAATATTTTTAAAAACTTCATCATTTGGCCATAATTTTTGTAAATCAGAATAGTCAGTCGGATTTTCTTTTTTTGCAAATCTAAAAAAAATCATTTTTACAAAATCTCCATCATTAAATATTTTGTTGGGTCGCCAGTGTGCAGTTTTATTTGGATTAAAAACTAGGGCAGAGTTGTTTTTAATTTCATAAGTTTCAAAATTTACACCAATATCCCATCTTGTGTTTGAGTCAAATTGATAGTTAACTATTAAGTCGTTATTGTCACCATCATAATGCGGAGGCAGACTTGGTGTTCCATACCTAGAACTATATTCTACATATGTGATAGAGGATAGCGTTAGATCAAGGCCAGAGATATAGTTTGCAAGTTTTGTCAATCTTATAGTGAGTGATTTGTCCGCAAGTTCTAAGTTTTTAACAGGAAATAAATCTGAAATATTATTGATATTAAATTGTATTCTTCCGAGATACTTTGAAACAGAAATATATGAATCTTGATCATCAAATATAAAATTTCCATATTCGTCTTTTGGTGCTTCAAGATCTTTTGTTATATTATTAAATATTGAAATTTCTTTTTCAGAAAGTAAATTATCAATAATTTTTGTATCCATTCTGTAATTATATCATGCAGAATTTGACAAAACTGCTATTTTACGATAAAATTATATTATGAGTAGACATATAACATGCCCAATTTGCAAAAAAGAGTGGGAACTAAGGTGGGGAATTATGGCAAATGAGTCCTTATCCAGACATATGAAGGAGCATAAGTGAAACCACTAGCACACATATACGATGTTGACGGAACTCTTGCGAATGTAGATCCATTTTTACACCATGTTCGTGGTGGCAACAAAGATTACGATGCTTTTCACTATTCTTCCATTGATGCCCTGCCAAATTTTGATGTAATTGAAATGTTAAATAATTCTTATAATGATAAATATTCAGTCATCATTGTTACATCAAGAAAAGAAAAGTATCGTGGAATCACATCTCTATGGTTGCAAAAAAACAATGTAAGAAGCCATGCCCTGTTTATGAGAGCGGACAATGACAACAGACCAGACTATGAAGTTAAAAAAGACATACTAGATAAAATAAATGAACTATGGAACGTAACACATGCAGTTGATGATAACCCACATGTAATAAAACTATGGGAAGAAAATAATATCCCTACCACAAAAATAGGCACATGGGACGGAGATCGTAGTTGACCTCAAGAGTTGGCTATGGTATGATTACTATATGAAAAAAACTAACAACAAAGTATCACAACATAAGGCAAAGCGTTACGCTAAAAATAAAAAGAGGCTTAAAGATAAACCACATCTTTCTAAGTTTGAGCGCCAACAAATTGCAAAAAGGGCAGAAATTTTAGGCGCATCGTTGCAAAGCATGACTAACCATGCTAGATAATATAATCAAACTTATATTTTCTTGGGAAAAACTTAGGCTTGCAGTTTTTGCTGAAGTAGATTGGTATAATTCAATTACCAGAACACTAAACGATCCAGACTCTATGAAAACTGCTTCCGCTTTTTGGTGTGAAGAAGATGGATGGCGTGGCTGGGGCATTAAAGATGATGGCTCATATTATTTTCACGATGTACCAGAAAAACACCTTAGTGATATATTTGATATAATAATAGATAAAGAAACAGTATACTAAAGGAGATGCAGTATGGCATGTGGATGTGGATTTTCAACTGAGTACCCAGCCTGTAACGGAACTCATAAAGTTGTAAAGGCTGTAAAAGATAAAATTATTGCTGACATTGAGGCAATCGATATATCTGATGGAAAGTTAAACGGCTTGGGCATGAAAATGCTTGTGATTGAAGCGGTTAAAAAGGTAAAGGGTGTATGACTTGACTATTTTTTACAACGAATGCGTAAAAAATAAAAATGTTTGGAAAATAGAAAATGTTTTTTCAGATACAGAATTAAAAAACATTTATGAAAAAGTTAATCAAAAAAGAAACGAGTTTGATGAAAATTTTGTTTTTCATGGAGACTCTAGCCTAGAAGATGTAAGCGGAATAGGACCAGATCCAGACCTTGGCAGGTTTAGAATTGGAAGAATAGAAATAACACAAGAAGTTTTTAAAAAAATAAACGATTTATTAAAAGATAAAACAAATAAAAATTTAAAACTAAGCGGTATAAGTTGTGTTGAATACAGCAATGAATACGGGGATCCAAATTTACCACCACACTTCGATTCTTGCGAAACAGATTTAATTATAAACTTTCAATTACAATCTAATACCGAATGGGAGTTAGGATTAAATTTAGAAGTTTATAAACTCGAAGACAATTCAGCATTAATTTTTAATCCTAATGAAATAATTCACTGGAGGCCTTTTAAAAAATTTAAAGATCAAGAGTTTGTCAAGATGATTTTTTTTAGATTTACAGATTACAAAACAGACAATAGTCATTTAATGCTAAGTCAAGACGACGAAATTTTTAGCGAAGTTCTTAAATATAGAATGAGTTTGTGTCATAACTTACAAGACTGTGACTGCTTTTGTGATGATTGCAAAAAGGCACAAAAAAATATTATAGATAAAATTATTGAAGAGTATAGAACTTGTCCAAATATAGTTCAATCAGAAGACAGACTATTTTGTTATACATGGTGGAGACATGACGATTGTGAAAGAATTAGAGAGTTGTTGTATAGGATTACTAAAAATCGTTTATATACCCTGCCAGAAATAAGACCATCAGTTAGTACTGCCATAGAAGAAATGATTAATGATCCAGATACCGCAGAAATATTACGAAGACTTGAAGACAGCGGTATTTGACAAGCAGTACAATACAAACTATAATTAAATAATGGAGCAGTAGCCAAGTTGGTCAAGGCCCCGAACTCATAATTCGGCTATCGTAGGTTCAAGTCCTACCTGCTCTACCATGTCTCCATCGTCTAGTGGCCTAGGACTCTGCCCTTTCACGGCAGCAACACGGATTCGAATTCCGTTGGAGATACAATACCTCTGTAACTCAGCGGAAGAGTAGCGGACTTCTAATCCGTTTGTCGCAGGTTCGATTCCTGCCAGGGGTGCTATAATAGTTTTGGAGGAATAATGATTATACAAATTATAGGTTTGCCTGGATCTGGCAAGACTGCATTAGCGACGGCACTTAAAGAAAGAATTAATGCCATACATCTTAATGCTGATGAGGTAAGGTCTACAGTTAATTCTGATCTTGGTTTTACCGCCGAAGATAGGATTGAGCAGGCTCGTCGCATGGGAGAGATGGCAAGGTTAATTGCAAATCAAGGTGTTGCTCCTGTCATTGTTGACTTTGTTTGTCCTACTAATGAAACTAGAGAAGCCTTTGGTCCAGCAGATGTTGTTGTTTGGGTAGATAGAGTTAAGCAGGGCAGGTTTGAAGATACAAACAAAATGTGGCAAGACCCAGAAAGATTTGATATCAGAATTCTAGACGGATACACATTAGATCAGGAAGTAGACACTGTAATACAGGCTGGTGCCTTGTTTGATTGGTCTGCCCCAACAACTCTTCAGTTAGGAAGATATCAGCCTTGGCATGAAGGGCATCAGGCTCTCAAAGAAGAGGCTCACAAAAGAACTAAGCAGGTATTAGTAGGTGTTCGCAATACATACAAGACATCAGAAAAGGATCCATTGAAGTATGATGAGGTTGCAACATATATTCAGCAAGATAATCCATTTAAGGATACATTAGTATTACGACTGCCAAATATTACAAATATTGTTTATGGTCGTGATGTAGGCTATAAGATTGAACAAGTAGATTTGGGAGCAAACATTCATGCTATATCGGCTACGCAAAAGCGTAAAGAAATGGGCATCTAAAATATTAGATAAAATAGGCAATGATAAAATTGAGTGGCCTTCGTGAAAGTAACTAGGGCAAGATCATTTGTTAAGGCACTAAGTTACCGCATATGGGGAACTCTTTCTTCATTTGTTGTTGCCTTTGTGATTACAAAAAATGCTACAATATCAGGAGCAATCGCTTTTTGGGAAACAGTAATTAAAGTATTTATCTACTATGCCCATGAGCGTGGCTGGAACTATATACAGTGGGGGAGAAGGTAGTTTTTCTGATCTAATCAGAAACAAAACTATGGTATCATATCCATATGGAAAAAATATATCTAGATGAAGATAAACAGGTTTGGGTCATTGAAGACTTTTTAACAAAAGAAGAACTAGAATGGTTCAAAACACAAACAGACGATGAACTTGGCTGGTATCCAACAATGAGGTCGCCTTATAAAAATATACTAAATAAATTTTTAAATGTTGTTCCTAAATATGATGAAAACGGAAATATAGAATTTCCAAATGAAGCATCTGAGGTTATAGACCTTCCAGTATTTACAAGACCAAATGGCGTATGGCAAAGACTTGAGTCTGTTCTTCCTCCATCATACCGCAGACATGCCACACTTCAAAGTTTTAAATATATGACAGATGATCAAATAAAAGAAAATTTAAATATGGATATAATAAATTCATATAACATAGATGATAAAAATATAGACTTTGCTATGTATTGGCATGAAGATCCAGGCCATGAGCAAAATATTGTATGCTCCTTTAGTTTGTATCTTAATGATGATTACGAGGGCGGAGAATTAGAGTTTGCTGAAGTTCCGATTAAGTTAAAGCCAAAGGCTGGAACGCTTGCCGTAATTCCTGGAGGACATAAATATAGGCACAGAGTTAATAAAGTGTTAGGCCCAAATTCAAGACATACTCTTTACGGAAACTCTTATATAGACCCCTCAATAGTTGTTGCAAGCACAAAGGATGACTGTTAAATTATGGAAAAAGTATATTTAGATGAAGGCCTATGGTATATAGAAAACTTTTTAAAAGAAAATGAATTGTTTTTGTTAAAAAAATATTGTGATGATCCAAACCATTGGTACACGACTATGCGTTCTCCATATAAGAACATATTAAACAAATGGCCTATGAGTGAACCTAGATATGATGAAGATGGCACACTTGCAATTCCAAACCAAGATGATCCAGTTATAGAAGAAGTTTTTAATATTTTTAGCGGCCCAGAAGGGATATTTGAAAGACTGAGATCTGTGCTTCCAGAAGGATACGCACCAAACAGCGGGATTCAAACATTCAAATATTGTACAGACGAAGAAATAAAAAGAGATAGAGACGAAAGTATGTCTCTTGGCAATGCAGAAATGTTTGCAGTTAGATCTAATCCCGATAGCGCAGAAGATATTGACTATGCTATGGATTGGCACTGGGAAGATACAGGTGCTACTGGTAGTAGGATTGCATCACACTCAATATACTTGAATGATGACTTTGAAGGTGGCTACATAGAATTTAAAAAAGGCTATATAGTAAAGCCAAAGGCTGGCATGTTAATAAATATTCCGATTGGCAAAGAATTTACCCACAGAGTAACAAAAGTTCTTGGACCAAACTCAAGGCACACGCTATACGGTCAGTGCTGGTCTGATAATAATATAGTACTTAGTACAAAAGACGATTGCTAAAAGGGTGCTATAATAATCTCATAACCTATAGGAGGTAATCGATGAAATCTATATATGATATCGAATTGGAGTCTGCTGAAGGAGAATCACACTTCTTGCAGCAATTTAAAGGCAAAGCAGTATTGCTTATCAACACAACAGTTGGTTGTGGAAACGCTGGTCAAATGGAGTCTATTCAGTGGATTCAAGAAGATCTTGCTGGAGATGACTTTACTGTTGTTGCAATTCCAACAAATGACTTCTGTGGTCCTAGCATTACAAAAGGAAAGTGGTCAAAAGGTATCACTTGTGGTTTAGACTCAAAGAATTACGGAATAGATGTGTATGGTGTTACATTCCCATTCTCAGAAATGATTACATCTAATCCCGCAGATATTCCACTAGAAGCCCCTTGGCTTGGTAAAGGTCCAGGACTTAACGGAAATGGTCAACCATTTGGAGAAAGACATGAACTTTATCTAGAAGTTTCAAGACAAATTTTGGAAATAATGAATAAGAAAAAAGAACTTGGTATAGTTGAAAAAACAGATTATGAGTCAAGATATTTAAACGAACATAATGGCGGATTCATGATGAATGCTAACTTTGAAAAATATCTAATTGATAAAGATGGATATGTGGTTAAGCATTATCCTGCTACAACATTGAACTGGGATGTTGAGCGCACACTCAAAGAAGATCTAATAGCAAAAGGACAAGATCCAAAAATGGGTCCAGATAGATCTGAATACATTTTCAATGAGGAAAATGCTGTTATCCGTGACCATATCGAAAGATTGATGGCTGGAGAAAAATCAATCATTAATCCAGCATATGTCGATGCAGACGAACTAGTTGCTGTTTAATAAATTAGTTATTAATAAAAACTATTCTCTCCTATGATATACTTAGTATAGAACATAGGAGAGAATTTTTATGAACATATATGATTTATCATTTATAGACAACAATAAAAATGTTGTAGAATTAAAAAACTTTAAGGATAAAAATATTCTTATTGTAAACACAGCAAGCAAATGTGGATACACCTCACAATATGCAGACTTGCAAAAGGCACAAAGTGATTCGCTAGTCGTTATTGGATTTCCTTGTAATCAGTTTGGCAACCAAGAGCCAGACTCCAATGAAGTTATTAAACAATTTTGTACAACTAACTTCGGAGTAACATTTCCCATCTCTGAAAAAATAGAAGTAAATGGTCCAAATGCACACCCAATATATAAATACTGTAAAGATCAGGCTACTGAAGGTAGGGACATTGGCTGGAATTTTGAAAAATTTTTAGTGTCTACTGATGGGTCTATTAGACATTATCCTAGTTCATATAAAGTATCCGATATTGCAGTATAGCCCCTATAATGCTATAATAGTAGTAAGGGTGTAGTTAGCCTATATTTGTCGGGAAACACTTATAGCCTATGTTGCAACACTACACCCCCTATTTTTGATCAAACATAAAAGAAAGAGATATAATGAAAACAATTGGATATAAATTAAATCCGTTTCGCATTGTTGGTGTAAAGCCAGGAAGACTAGATGGTGCTGATGATGTTTTTGAAACATTAAACGAGAAATGGTTTCCAGGAAAATGGAAAGTTCTTGTGTATTACCCTAAAGATTTTACCTTTGTGTGTCCCACAGAAATTGTTGCTTATGACAAACTTGTAAATGATTTTAATGATCGTGATGCAGTATTACTGACAGGATCAACAGATAATGAATTCTGTAAGGTTGCGTGGCGCAATGCCCATGAAGATCTGAAGAAAACCAACTCGTGGTCTTTTGCTGACCAGGTTCGCAATTGGCAATATAATGGAGATGATGAAGGGTACACTGGTTTAGCAGAACAACTTGGAGTTCTCAATGAAGACGGAGTTGCCCTTCGTGCAACCTTTATTATTGATCCAGACAATATTATTCAGCATGTTACAGTCAACAATCTAAATGTTGGTCGTAGTCCTGAAGAAACATTGCGTATTCTTGATGCTCTTCAAACAGGAGAACTCTGTGCTTGCAATAGAAGTCTCGGTGGAGAAACCTTGTGAGTTGGGTAGACGAAGTAAAGGAAATTGTTCCTGAGTATGCTAAAGATATTAAATTAAATCTTGATGCTGTAATCAACAGAAGTGCTTTTGATTACGATTATTCTTCATCTCTCGCACTTGCAGCAGCCCTTGCAACAGGTAATCAGGACATTGTCGCTATGGTTTCTGCTGGTGTTACAGATGAGGTAGAAAAAAATGCAGCCTTTACTGCAGCAGCATTGATGGCACAGAATAATGTTTGGTATCCATATACAGAGATGGCAGATGATCCTAATTTAACTGGATTGCCTGCACAACTTAGAATGAATGCCATAGCGTCTCACGGTGGTACAACAAAAGATAAGTTTGAAGCATATGCATTAATAGCATCAATTATTGGTAAGTGTCATTTTTGTGTTAAGGCTCACTACGAGACCTTAAAGAAAGAAGGATACACAACTGAACAACTTCGTGATATTGGGAGAATTGCTGCAACGATTAATGCTATTGCTAAAGTCGTAGTAGCGTAATGGATTGCCTCCTTAACTCAGGGGTAGAGTACCCGCCTTGTAAGCGGGTTGTCGTAGGTTCAAATCCTACAGGAGGCTCAAATGAATTTAGAAAATGAAATAAAAGACATATTATTTGAAATTGGCAAGGAAATAAAAGTTCACAAACTAATAGATGGTAATCTTATTATTGAAATAGATTATGATAAATACACAATTCAAATTATGGAACTAATAAAAGATTATTTAACCAAACATTGATTTTAATTTAAATTCAGATACAACACCAGAAACACGATCATAGATTTTGCCGTCAATTTTTGATATTAAAGTTGGAACTGACTGGACATTATATTGCTCGGCCTTATAAAATTCTGTATCAACATCAACCTTATCGTAATGAATATCTGTATTATTTTTTAAAAACTCATCTATAACTGGTGCCATTCTTTTGCATGGATTACACCATTCTGCTGTAAAATGTATTAGTTCTTTCATTACTTATCTTTCTTGTTATACTCGCCGTACTTACCAAGAACTGCTTTAACTGTCCCGTCTTTTCTCAAACGCACTATCATGCCATCTTTAATCTGTATTGGATTAAAGGGGTGCTTTGTTTTATATTTACCAGATGACATTATTTTCTCTTTCTATCAAAAGCAGATCCTTCCCAAATTGTTTTCTCAACTGGAATACAATTAGGAACCATTTTGCCATTTTGTTCTTTCATACCACGCTGAACATATCCATCCCAACATGGTGCTTGTTTGTTTACACTAGCACAGCAATCTGATTTCATTTCTCCAGATTGACATTGAGGACATTGCTCACATGTTACATTTAATTCTTTACACATTGGACATCCACATCCTTCATATGCTTTGTCCATTCCCACATTTGACTCTAATGAAGGCATAGCCATTACTTCTGATGCTTTTGCTCCAACAAAATATTCAGTCTCTTCAAGACCGCCCTCTTCCATTTCAAATAATTGTATTAGTATGGCAGGATCTTCTGCACTTGCTTCTAGAGCATACTCTGATCCTGGGGTTCCAAGCATACCTTCTGTCATTACATGAACAACACGACCAACATACATTTCTTCTTCATGTGGGGCCATTACCATGTCGCCCTCTTTGACCATAGCCTTGCCTATATTGCCCTCAGAACGGTTTATAGCGTAGATCTGTGCTGCAGCCTCAGAACGAGTCTTATGGCACCCCATAACCTCTCCTGTGTCCTTTAAAGCAGGGTATCCAGAACAACCATTAGACCCCTTAGAACCTATACGATACGGCATAAAACTATTATAGCATAGAGTATGAGCAGTTTATACACATGCTCAGGTGTTTGATAGTATTATTACTTACTTGATTTTGATTGTTTTTGGTTTCTTTTCTTCGGGGATGTTTCTCTCCACAAAGACGCTAAGAATACCGTCTGCCATTTCAGCACGATCTACCTCCATATACTCTCCAAGAGCAAAGGTGCGTGTGAACTTTCTGGTTGCGATACCCTTATGCAGGACATTACTTGCGTCCTCTTCGGCTTTCTCACCCTTTACAATAAGACTTCCATTATCCACAGAAACCTCTACCTCATCTTTGCTGAAGCCAGCAATAGCCAGAGATAGTTTGTAAGTATCTTCATCAATCTTCACCACATCATATGGTGGATACGATTGACGAGTTGCCTCACGATGGATATTATAGAAGCGGTCCAACTCTCTGTTGAAACCAATAAAAAATGGATCCTTAAAAAGATCCAATGACCATGAACTTACCATTATTTCCTCCTTGTTAAGCGAGTTCAATTTGTACCCCCCTTTGGGCAGGCACAACTAAATTATAGCATAATAAAACAGGGATGTCAAGTACCCATCCCTGTCCTATAAACAAATACTATTAAAGCATTTGCTGTGGCTTTCCGCCACCGCCAGACTTCTTCTTTGCTGGAGCCTTCTTTGCAGGCTTCTTTACAACCTTTGCAGACTTAACTGCAGCGTCTACATCTTCTACAGATGGTAGGCGACCAAACGCTGTGTCGTTTGGATTTGCTGCTCTCAATACTACTGGCACAATTGCACCAAGCAATGAGTATGCTAGTGTCTGTGGATCAGTTACTCCAGAAGCATACATTGCTGTTGCTGCTCCAAGAACTGATCGACCATAAGACGCTAGTGCTGCCTTAATTTGTTCATTCATTTTTTTCCTCCTAGGATATGAACTTCGATATGGCTACCCAAACTGGTTGAGCAAGCCATAATCCAATTATACCAGCAACGCCAGCGAATACTGGAGGGGCTGGAATTGGAATCTTAACTGGGGATATTGCGCTTATTGATAGGATTATTAAGCCTAAAGTAAGGCCTACTGATAGTGATAACAAGATTTCTTTCATTTATTCCCTCACATTTTGTAGTTGTGTATAATGGTTTAAACAAACATCTAGCACCCTTGTTTCTGTGCCAAACAGTTTTTCTCCGTCTTCTTTACAATTAAGAACATTACAGTGTCCAACTGGATCCAAAAATATTTGATCATAGGTTTTAAATTCTATCATTTTTGTGACTCGACATACTGATTAATAAAAGATATAATAATTTCTGATTCAGATCTTGGAACAGCATTAATTAAAAGATGATGTATATTGTCTTCTTCAAGAGTCTGGACAAATTCATGAAAACTATCATATGTGAAATATTCCACATCGCTTACTACCGCTGGTATCTCTCCCTTTTTCCAGACTGGCCTCATTGCATGTTTTGCCAGTGGCTCTAACTCTTCTTTTGTTTTTCTAATAATTGGTGTCATTGCCAGCATAACTTCTGTATTTTTAATATCAAGATTAATCATCATTGATGGATCTTTTAAAACATCTGACCAAAATCCACGTTTATAAATATGGTAAGGCAAAATTATTTTATTTTTGTATTTTTTAACAGTATCAAAAACATAACTGTTTGTAGTTGATATATAAACATCTAAAGTGTTCTCTAATTGCTTTCCTTCTGCAGTTTGAGTAGCCATTATGCCATTATTTATTTCATCAAGTTTTTTAATAAATTCAATTGTGTATTTTGATCTTTCTAAAGATTCTGATAAATCATTTACCTCCCCCAAAATACCACCAATATTTTTTTCATGATCTTTGATATATCCAGGAACAACATTTATTTGAAGCCTATTTGGAGCAATCTCATTTATTGATTGAGTTATTGTATATAGATATTGTGGAGATATCGTGTATGGCCTAATTGCAACAAGATATTTAATCTTACCGTCTGTTTTGATTTCTCTTGCAACTCTTGTAAACATGTCTCCTTCTGTAGGATCATATGTATACATTACCCCAGAAAAATTATTTTTTTCAAGAATAGGTGCTGTCTCCATGCTGTTTTCATGAAACACACCGCCAAAATAATAAAAATTCATTATAACATTTTACCATAATCTTCGGGAAGTAATTTTTTTAATTGTTTAAATTCTGAAGATATTTTCTTCAGAGCAAAATCATGGGGAGAAACCATCCCCTCAATAGCAGCCCCATACTTGTCATAATAGTCAATCTGTGGCTCAATCTCATCGATAAACTTTTGTAGTCCAGCCTGAACAGACTCTATATACTCATATGCTAAATCACGAGAATCTGAAACAAATTTTAAAAAATCTTCATTTGCTTTTTCTTTATCTGTTTTGTTTTCTTTGTGCTGAATTTCTTGCTCTAACAAAGTCTTTAAAGTATTTGCAAGAATAGAAATGTTAATTCTTTTTTGCACAATATATAAATAAATAAATAATAATGAAGTGATAGACAAAGCAACTATAGCAAACATTTCTATCATAATTCTTTTCCTCCCTCTCTAACTAACTGAACAATTGCCCCATTCTGCTCAAGAGCCTTCTTTGTTTTAATCATATAGTTTGCAGCACGAATCTTGTCATCATGACTTAAAAGCATAAAAGATTTTTCAGACGCACGAACAGTTAAAAATCCTTCTTGATGCTCAACTATCTGTAATGAAAAACCTTTAGGCGCTAAATGATCTAGTGACCTAAACGCCCTTCTCATTGCATCTGTATATACTAGTCCATTGTTAGAGACTGCCATGTTACACCCCAATCAGCCTTTGTTTTATGATTAGAGAACTCTTTTGATATTTCGCCGTTTTCTAAGTATACCCCGCCCCAAACTCCCCACTCTTTGCCAGAAATGCCCACAGAAAAACACTCTTTTCTTACTGGACATTCAGAACATAACAGGTCTACAGCAGGCCTTAACAACTCATCTTCTTCGTATTTATCAAAAAAAACATTAGTATCATAATCTAGGCATGCAGCATTATCTTTCCATTCATACCTATTCATAGTTATGCTACATACTTGTCAGGTATTTCCCATCCGTTTCTAGAGACGACAAAAATCTTTTTTAGGTACCAAGCACCGTTTTTAAGTGCTCCGTACTTTGATGTCATTGCCTTATCTGACCTTGACATTTCAACAACATTCCAACCGTCCCAAGACAAGTTTTTGTTCTTGGAAACAATTGTCTCCATTTGTTCAAGAGAATCTATTGTTTTCATTTTATACTCCTTAAAAGTTGTATACGTTTGTATTAATATTTTTTGACTTTGACAAACTAACTAGATTCGACACTCTTTCTTTTGGATTTGCAACAAAAGCAAAGTGATCAAAACTATCAATATTTTCTTCAAGCCATTGAGGAGTAACCCTAAATAGTTTGATAGACTTTCCTCTAGACTTCATACCTCTTTCAGAAAGATTTACAAACTCCATCGCCATATCATTAACATTTCCTGGACCAACAGAGTACAAGTAAAACTCTTTTTCATTATCTTTTAATTCAGACAAAGCAACAGCCATTGCTCTAAGGAAAATATTATAGTTGTTGAAATTAGGCGTTCCCTGAACCCCTACTATCATCACTTGTCCCTTCTGTTAGTTTGTCTACTATGAACAACATCTTATCTAATTGTACCTTATCCATGTTGGTTGTGTCAACTTTTTCTGCAGAATCTTTGTCAATTTTTTCATTTACTAAAGGGGCTTTATAAAATGTATTATTTTTAATCCAATACGCTACATCATCTACAACTATTACCTTGGTTGTAGATTCATCTTGATGCTTACTAGACTGGGTTTTTGGCTTAAGCCTTCTCTTATGCTTTTTAGACCCTGAATATCTGTGATGAAGTCTAGCCTGACTTACAATCTGCACACTTTTTTTATGCCTACGAGCCTTGAATAGATAAAAGAAAATAGAGAGCAGCATTACTGCCGTCAAAAGGATTGCTCCAAAAATATCGTTCACTGATGCCCCCTAAACTTATTTTATCACTTTTTGTTAAAAAGAAGTTTGATCAACTGTTTTAGGGCTGACCTTTCATTTGCATCCAATTTTTTTACCTGCTCTGGATCAAGAGATTTTTTATTAAGACTAACAATGGGGTTGGCATCTGTCACATCCATATCAATAAAACCTTTTTCCCACAACCTCATTGACATTTCTGAAAAATATTTTCCCAATGCTACATCAAGTTTTGGATCTATGTCTTTCAACATTTCTGTTTTAACATACATGTTTTCCCCTGTTTCTGGATCCTTGCCAGCAAACCTTAGACCACCAGTTAAAACTAACTTATTGAATATTTCATTCGATTCGTTCATTTTCCAGATTTCTTTCTAGCCTTTGCCAAAGCATCAAAATCTTTTACCTTAGTATCTCCAAGGTAGCCCCATGCATAACCATTATTAATCATGTGATCGTTTACAGAAACGGTGTCTTCGTCTACATAAAGCCAGCCAAGAATTCGACCATACTTTTCAGAAGAGTCCATCTTCTCTGTCTTAATTACTACAGACTTTGCATCCTTCAAAAACTTCTTTAGGTACTCTTTGGACTCTAGGCCCAAAGCCTTTTCCTTAAGGTCTTTTGTACGAGATTCTGGGGTATCAATGCCAGCCAGCCTTACACGAGATGCAAACAAAATATCAAACCCTAAATCAATTAGAACGTCAATGGTATCCCCATCTACTACGTTCTCTACTTTTCTTACATAGTATGTATACATTAGTAATCTTGCCCCTTTGCTTTATTTTCAATCAGTTTATTTCTTTCATCAAGAATGGTAATTGCAAACTTCATCATTTTGTCGTAACCAACAGCATTGTCCATAACCTTGTTATAGTGATGACCACAAAACAACAAGTCTCCGTTTAAGCCAGTTACTCTCACTAGGGCCTCAGCACCACATCTATCACACCTGTCAATTGGGGATAGTTGCCACTCTGCCTTAGCCTCATCTTTAACCATTGTAAACATATTATACCTTCCGATTGTCAGTAGAATAAAATCCACTACCGTTGAATACTGCTCCTACATTAGAGTATACACGAATTAGATCTGAATTGCAAGCATCACATTTATACCCTGGATCGTTTTCGGACATAGACCTAATCTTTGTATATCTTATTGCACAAGACATACAGTCATATTCATATGATGGCATTATTTCTTTTTCGTTTTAGCCTTTACTTGCCAAACAGGAAGTTTAAGTTCGTCGCCAGACCATTCATAACCTAATGCTTTTACTACGAACTTGATAATTTTAATACGCATTATTTAACCTTTCTGCCAAACTTGGCCCATACTCTTTCATGCAAATAAAAGAATGTCATTTCTAGTGCTAGATATGATAGCCCATAAAGACCAACATATTCCCACTCTGCTTCTCCAGTATAATATTTAAGTACAAAATAAATTATTCCAGAAACAAAAGTAAAATGTACAAACGGCCAACTAATAGTCTTCAACAAAGACTTCTTTTTTGATTCCATTATAGCGCTACCTGTGCCTTTCCTCCACCGCCACCAGCAACCTTCTTCTTCTTTTTCTTTGCAGCAGGCTCTGCAGATGTTGCAGTATCAGATGAACCAACCTTACTCAATAGCGGAAGGCTTTCTTCTCCAGCGTATACTGGTCTTCCCCATCCAACAACAGCATTAACCAACTTCTTCTTGTTGTTCTTAACATATGCACGAGTTTTCTCTACACACATTCCACCATTGCGCTGGTCTCCCTTTGCAGTTCCAGAGGTATTGCCTTCGATGACTTGAATAGTTCCATCACCATTATTCTTAATACAAAGACCAACATGCGAAATACGATTTACGCCATCTTCTGGGAAATCAAAATAAATCCAATCACCTGGAGTTGGATCGTCGTTTCTGGCATCTGCCCAACGATCATTCTTCTTAAACCAATCAGACGCTGCAACAGTTGCTGCGGTCTTTGGATATTTCTTTGGATCTAGCCCTGCAGTAAATGCACACCAAGAAACAAATGATTGACACCATGGCAAAAAGTTTGCACCTGTCCACTTACCATACTTTGTCTCATTATCTTTTGGACCCTCAATAGTTCCGAGTTCCTTTTTTGCAACCTCAATGATTGCTTCTAAACTACCTTTAACTGCCATAATATTCCTCCTTGTTGATATGACAATATAATTATATCACGCTGCCCCACCTGGTCTCGATCCAGGGACATCCGAATTAACAGTTCGGCACTCTACCATCTGAGTTATAGGGCAATGTGGGCAGTTTTTAGTCATACCCAGGACTATTAATTAATTACGAATATATGATGTATTGCCAATTAAAATCTTTGACAAAGATGAAAAATACTCTGTAAAAGTTTTAAATGTATTACGGCTTACATATGAGGCAGCAGACACTGCAGTTGCTACTGAACTTCCAGCAGTTGATGTTGGAGATCCATTATATTTAGTAATTTTAACCGAACCAGGAGCAACCATATCAAGACCAGGGCCTGTATTTGTTGCTGCCTCTAGTTGAGTTGCGCTACCAAGTGCACCAACACCTGTCACTCCACTAACGCATGACGGAAACCCAACAACGTCTCGTCGTCGGTCATTTCCTACCGCAACAAATACTGGAACATTGCTTGCGGTTAAAGATGACACAGCATTGATGGTAACTGTATCGTTTGTACATAGTGCAAGGTTTCCTGCACTTACTGAAGACTGGCTAACTGAAAGAGCATCAATACTGTACTTAGCAGCATTCTTTGATACCCAGTCAAATGCTAATGCCAAGGCTCTTGCATCTCCCCTTGAATTTCCAAGTGATGTAACATCATTAAATCTAATAAAAACAATCTTTAGATTTGGATTAACAGTTAGGGCAGACTTTACCATTGCATCGCCGTGGTATGTAGCATTGTTGATTGATGCTGGCCATGGGGCAGACGCTGCACCCTTGCCCTCCATAAACAACTCTCCATTAGGGCAAGACATGTTTTGAGAAGCAATCTTTGACTTTACAGTTGTAAAGCAAACCTCATGAATAATTTGAGGGAAGTTATTAGAATTGATAGCAGTATCAATAATTGCCAAAACTCTTTCATCGTTTGCTTGTACTGGCTGTACTGTGCTAATTACGAATAGTGCTGATAGTATTGCTAGTAGTGCCTTTTTCATTTTTCTCCTTGTTATTTTTATTTGTTTATTCTTTTATTCTTACAACTAATTGGCATGGGTCGCCTCCTGCTTCCCACTCTTCTTGTTCTTCTTCACTCATGTAGGGATCTCCATCATGAGTGTTACAGAATGGCTCTGTTATCCATCCTCGCTCAATACCATTTGAAAGCCAGATACCGAACTCGTCTAGATCTTCATCTTCTATCATATTATAAGTATACCCAACAATACCTAGTTTGTCAATTCGCCAATATAATTTAAATTAATAATACATCTAATCTTAGAGTCTGTTTGTGATACTCCAGAATGCATTACATTTGAATCAAACATAACAAGCCTATTTTCTACACTGTCTACTTTTGATCCGTCTTCAAAAATGGTATATCCATTATTACTATTTAAATAAAATATTGCTGTTGTATTATTAAACTCAGTATCTGAATGCATGCCACCAACTACTGGGACGCTTGTCCTTGTGCCAAGATTCACCTTTACTCTATATATGTATGAAGGATTTATTTTTTTTATTAACGGATCTAATACATTATAAAAATCTGATTTAATTTCATTTTTTAGACATAGTGTATTAAAAAATTGAAACTTATCTAGTCCATACTCTTCGTCTGAAGACACCACAATTGGACTATAAAACCAAGGGAAATTACCACCTAGAACGGTATTCTGAATAGTTTTAAAATCATTTTCATTTAAAAAGTTATCTAAAATTTTAATTTTTTCTCCTAAAACTTTAAGCAGTAACAACGTCTACTGGACCCATGCAAGATGGGCTAAACTTAATTGCTGCACTTACAGCCTGAAGCACTCTGTTTCTTGCATTTTTTTGCTTATCTGTTGCATATAAAACACCATACGCATATTCCGCCCCAGATCCCATTGCGATATATGGGGTAGAGTATTTAGATAAAGACATGTCTACAGCACTGTGTTCATAAATCTCTCCACGAACTGCAATAATTAAACCAAGGTCTCCATCTTTTGTGGTATCAACCCAAAACTCATTATAGAACTCTCTCAGTTCTTTAATGAATTTAGTCTGCATAAATTTATCTGTATCCTTAATATTGGGTGCGGTTGGCTTAAAATTGTAACGAATTCTTTCTCCGTCTAATGCCCCAGCATATCCAATAAGGTATGGACCTATCTTCCAAACCTTGGGTGCTTCAAGAGCAAGGATCGTTCCATCATCAGATGCACCACGATCTCCTGCCATGTAAACTTTACCTTCGTGTTTTAATACAGCAATACAGGTCATGCGAAAAGCCCCTCCAGATAGGTATAGTTAAGTATACCATTCCCTGAAGGGGCCGTCAAGTAGGCTCAATAATGACTAATTAGCCTTTTTATCTACCGTTTTAAACGCTTCATTTATTTCTGATATTGTGAGTTTTCCATCGTCCAAAAAAGCCCTTGCAAGCCTTTCAACAACAGAAGCAACACCAAGCAAACCAGCAAGCATTACTGCCTGAATTGTGTCAATTCCAACTACTGCCCCAGCACCAAGTACCGATAGACCAGACGCTGCAAATACTGCCACAATTCTCATCAACACATTTGTTAATGCTTTCTGTGGATGCTCTTTCTTAGGAGCCTCTACTATTTTTTTAGTTGCCATGTTAGTCCTCCTTTCTAAGCGGTATTGATATTAACCAGACCACTGTTGTAATTAATACTGCAAGACCAACAATATCTCTTGCTGATCCTGTTAGGGTTAACCAAGCGATAAAGAATCCAAGGAGAGTAAATGCCTGAGCAATTATTTCTACACCAGCATCCTTAAGCCATGTAAAAAATCCCTTTACAACCTTCTTAATTATTTTCATGTTACCTCCTCATTCCAATTACCGCAGATACTATGTTAGAAACAAGTACTACTGGGATAATTACTTCCTGTGCTTTTTCTCTCTGATCATCTGTCATATCCATACCTAACTCAGAGAAATTAGATAGGAGTTCTGTAACATCCACATTGAACACTGCTCCAAGTGGATCTGCTAAAAATGCTTCTGTTTGTACCTCAGTAATAGCATCTGCCAATGTATATGGCATTGGGGCATCTGCGTTTTCTTCTGCTCTACCCGCAAACTCTACAAATGCCACTGCTATTTCTGGATTGTCTTTAATTGCTTCTGCAATTATTGCTATTTCTTCTGCCTTAATTCCAAGATTTTCTGCTACTGCTTCTTCCTCTGTTGTGGATAATTCAGTTAGCATGTTTGATAATTCGGCAGCCAACTTAGCATCGTTTTGTCCAATTAGTTTATTTAACTTATTAAGTTCATCTGCTGAAATTGGATTACTATCGTCTGTGTCATTATTATCTGGTGCTGGCACTATAGGCTCTTCCTCAACAGGTTGCTCAGGTTCAGGCTCTTGACCTTGATCTGTTTCCTCTGGCTGAGATGTTGGCTCTTCTGAAGGCTCTGGAGTTGGATCAGTCTCTTCGCTGCCACCATCTGTGGTATCAGGGCTTGGAGAAGGAGTAGGATCTTCTGGTTCAGTTTGCTCATCATCAGGGAACCTTGGATCCTCTGGAGTAATAATCTCTGGGTCAACTTCAACATCAGGTTCAGGTAAATCTGGATCTTCTGTAGAATCAGGACTTGGCTCTGGATCTGGTGTAGGTTCTGGTTCATTAACTTCTTCGCCATTAATAGAAGCAATAAGATTATTAAGGTCTGATATTTCTCCAGCCAACTGTGCTGCCTCTGCCACCTGCTCTTGCTGCTCTTCAGGCGTTATAGGGGCTTCTGTGGGCGTTGGAGAGGGTTCTGGGGATGGCTGCTGGGTAGGGGTAGGAGAAGGCTCTGGAATCGGCTCTGCTTGCAATGTAGGGGCAGGAGAATTAGGGGAAACCTGTGTAGCGCCCCAAGCCTCAAGTGATACTATAGATCCATCATGAAGCCTTACGCCCGTTCTAAGATTTTGGTATTCAGGACCTTGATAACTATAGGACACCGCTAAACCGCCAGTATTAGTAATAGCCACTAATATATTTACTGTACTTGCCTGTGCCCCATAGTTACCGAATGGGACCATATTGAGGTTCATTTGAAACCCACCTTCAGAATAATATATGTCCAAACCAGATGTTCCGCTTACTCCTGGGAACCAGTCCATTGAATACAAGGAGATAGATGGTGTAGATGGATAGGTATGAAATGTACCGTCAGGTTGTCCAAATGTAATTACTGAGTTAGTTGTAGCATAAATGTTTTCATACTGTACCCCGTCAAAAGTCACGGTAGTTGCAATTGGTATTTGATAAGATATGTCGTCACCTGAGCAAGTATCCATATGATGCACTGTAGGTTCGGCATCGCCTTCATATGCTGCTGCTATGGTTTGTGATTGTATAAAGTTTACACAGGCTGCGTTAGCATTTTCTGGAATCCATAGGTTAAAGCCAAGGGCCAGTAGTGACGCTGACAATATTCTTATTAATTTTTTAATCTCCTGACCTCCGAATTAGACAATGTCTAATAAGGTTATTATAACATTTAATTTAGAATAAAAGAAAAAGGGGCCAGTTTCCTGACCCCTAAATCTTTAAGTTTGTTAATTACTTAACAAGTGCAACCTTTGCCTTTGGATTCTTTGCATTCCATTGACGAGCCAACTTATTAAAAGCAGCCTTTAGATCAGCAATAGCCTTGGCATTATCTGCCTTGACCTTATCAAGTTCTGCCTTAGCAGCAGCCTGTGCATCAGCAAGAGCCTTATCTGCAGCAACCTTGGCGGTTACAGCATCAGCCTTTAACTTAGCAATTTCTGCAGCAGCAGTAATAGCAGCAGCATCTGCAGCAGCCTTAGCAGCAACTGCATCAGAAGCAGCCTTTGCTACAGCAGCAGCAAGTGCAGCATCTGCAGTTACCTTATCAGCAGCACGACCAGCACGTTCTGCAGCAAGTGCAGCATTAGCAGCAGCAAGAGCAGTTGCTAGATCAGATACTGTTACGATTGCAGTCTGAGAAGTTGTTGCCAACTTAATTGTTGGAACAGAGGTTGGTGCAACAATAGATGCTCCAACAGCAACAGTTCCAGCAGCAGCAGGAAGCGAAATCTCTGATGTGTAACGACCTGTTACAAGAGCATCAGCAGTTACAGTTCCAGCAGTTGCGCCACCAAGAGTAGTAACAGTTACTGTATCAGCAACAGCGTTGCCGAAAATATCTGCTACATCAAGAGTTGCAGTTACCTTGCCAGAAATATTTCCTGAAGCAGGGATTGACATCTTAAGTTCATATGCAGGACCTGCAACACCCTTAAGATAAATTGTTGTGCTTGCACCAGTTACAGAAACTGTAACCGCAGATGCAGCAGTAGTTGTTGTATATGCATATACAGTCGCTGTTGTTGAAGCAGGTGTGACTGTGATTGATGATGATCCAGCAGATGCATTAACTGTTGAACCAATTGCAGAGACGAGGCGTGTTCCAGCACCAACTGCAGTAAATGTTACTGGTGTTCCAGCAACAACTGTAGCGGTGATAAGAAGTGCTTCGTTGTTTGTAACAGTTGAAGTATCTGCAACGCTTACGACGTTATCAGATGGAACCTTAACTGTAAATGGTGAGGCTGCAGTACCTGCGCCAGAAATTTCTGTTGTTACGTCCACAGAAACGGTATTGGCACTTGCAGGTGTCATTACTAGTGTGCTCATAGTCATGGCTGCAACCACGGCAAGAGCGATCTTCTTAAATGAATTCATTTTTCTCCTTTTATTATTCATTTGGTTTATATTGTTTTTAGTCTATCCAAATAGTCTTTAATTTCTTCTATTTGACTAGGTTTATATTGTATCACGTTCTCAGGGAGCGTGTCAACTTGGCGTGGCCTATCCCTAAAAGTGTGAACCTCTACTTCAGAGTCTATATTCTTAGGAGTGTGAGATATAGCACCAAAAATAGCACCACACACAGCATCGGCCAAATCTTTAGATTTTTTCCTGGGGTGATCAACTTTATCATTTTTCATAATTTTTAACTGGGTTAATTCTTCAAACAATAATTCTATTGCTGGCATAACAAGTCTTTCTTCATATACCAACATAGCCATATCCTCATAATGTTTTTTAGCAACAGAAACAGTATCAGTTTTCATTCCTACCTGATTTAACTCATTCTGAATATCAAATGACTGCCAACGGTCAAAAGAAACCATGCCAATATCAAACCCTATTCTTCTTAGGTTTTGGATCCACTGCTTAACCTCAGATAAATTAACTGGACCCTCTACCTTTGGTTCCCACCAAGCAACGGCATCTACTACAACTATCGGAGCGACCTGTTCGTAATTATTGATTACCTGTATGTTTACCCATTTTTCTACATGGGCAATTGCAACTGCACACTTGTCATGCTTTTGTGCAAGGTCAGCGTGTACATAATATTTTTTATTTGGATCTGGCTTAAATGATTCATCAAACCTTTTAAAATCATCTATTGGGTTTCTAGTTGTCATGCAGGATCTTAACTTTTCTGCCTGCTTAAAAAATGCGTCAGAAGCAAATGTTGGAACACAAGCAAAGCGCATCATTGCATCTCCAAGGTCTGTCATAAATGCAATCTTAAAATCATCAATCTTTCTTGTAGGGTTTACTTCCCATGTAGGTCTTTTAAGTGCAAAAACTCCAGGGTATTTGTATGAAAGTATTTGATCTTCATCCCATGATATTTCAAACCTATTGTCTTTATCATCTTCTGGCAATAGCGGATTAATTATAAACTCATGCCTTTTTTCTACTACTTCTTTATCTGCAATAACAGAGTCGTACCTTTCGGAAATAAAGTCTCCTGGGTATCTTGGGAACGAAAGCAAAACAACTTTGCCTAAGTCTGGAAAACGAGAGTCTACGGATCCACGGAATGCTTTGTATATGTTTTCTGCAGTCTTGCCTTGTTCATTTCCTGTGCCAACTTCAGATGCAAAGCCAGAAATCTCATCAAGAACAGCAAGCAAAAGATTCAGACCCTCATGCGATTCACGCTCTGAGTGTCCAGAGTAAACCGTAATTGACTTATCAAATTCAATTGAATCTGCTTTAGGATTATACTTGCCTGCAAACCAAGGAGACTTTTCAATCTTTGTTTTAAAACCTTTAAAGAAAACATTTTTTGCTTGTTGTGCGTTAATAGCAACATTGATTAGGTCTATGGCATCCCCAGTGGGTTTGCCGAAATATCTGGCTGGATCCTTAAGGCATAGTAACTTATAAACGATGTAAGCACAAGCAACAGTAGAAGTAAAATCTTTACCGCTACCCTTTCCAAGTTGGAGGATAATTTCATTCTTAGTATATTTTTCATAGTATCTTGCACCTTCTTCATGCCCCATCAAATTTTCTAAATCTTCTTTACGATATATTTGGCTCATTGCCTCGACAATGTCATATTGAATATCCGATAGGCCTGGCTGACCAAGGTAATCTGGTGACTCAACAAATGTCTTTGCGTCGACTGGTGTCTCTTCAAAATGATTATCTTTAAGCGCTTCTAAGAAATCATCAAACATCATGGACAATTGTAATCACTTCATCTTTCTTGGCAATATCAGAAAGCCTACGCATAATTTCATCTCGTATCTGCGGATACTCAGACGCTATGTCACGAAGAATTCCCATCAAAACTTCTTGCCGTCTTTCTATCTGAATCATCTCTTCCGCCAACTCCTTATTCTCAAGAAGTCCAGCCTTTTGTAGCATATCAATTCTTTTAGACTCAATGTCCATTACAAGTTTAATTGCAGCAGTCTTTGCACTAAGATTGTTTGTCATTGATGCTTCATCAATAACTTCGTATGTACGAGACACCAGTTTACTATAGTGGGTGTCTGCTGCAGCAAGTGCCTCTTTAGCACGAGCACGAATAGCATCATTAGCAGATGCCATGACTTTCCACTCGTTGATAAGTGTTACTACTTTTTGTCTTGGTATAGCAAGTTGTTTTGAAATTGCAGTTGGGTCATTACCTTTTAAGTATTCTTCTACTACTTGATTAACCTGATCAAGGTGCTTAACTAAATCATCTTCAGTTGACACCGTTTAACTCCCTTGCTATTTTTAGCAATATCAAGTATCCAATAAGGTCGTCTATATCATTGTCGCCAACATAAGATCCACCCCTAGTTATTCTAGATAACTTGTCATCAATACGAACATGCAACTGCTCTACACTATCAGAGGTAGCAAAAATTCTAACTGGATTTAAAGCAGAGTCTCCATAGGACTTATTCTTAGCAATAAGCATTTCCTTAATTTCATCACAAACCTGAGCAATTGTAAACTGTGTCTCAGAACTCATCTTCATCCTCTTCTTCCCACGATGCTTCCCAATCTTCCATACTCTTAGATAGCCTAATTAATGTTATTCCCGCTAAAGCAGAAAAAACTCCAATAAATACAACAATAGGTAGCAATATTTTTTTCATCGTCTCGACTTCCTTAATTTAAATTTAGCAAGATATACATAGATTGTCTCCACGCTAACCCCACATTCTTTTGCTATTTCTTCTGGAGTCTTTTTATCCATAAGATACCTCTTACGCATATAAGTCTCGCTTGTATATAGTTTAGCAGCCATGATGTTATTTGTCAACCCCCAAAGCCTTACCCCAATTATTTATTGCCCAATGACCTATACCGCAGGCATCTGCAGCATCATTATCTTCAATATTTCTATCATATATAGTGTTAATAAATCTAATTGTTCTTTCTTTTCTTAAATTACGCTCATATGTTTTGTACCAAGACTCAGACTTGCCTGGGTTTTGTGACCTAATATATAGTTGTTCATCTTTAGAAATTTTTTTGTTTCCTATATAATTTTGCCATGTAATAGGAGCAACCTTACCTATGGTTTGGATGCCAGACTGTCCAGCAGCACCAAGAAGAGCACCCTGAACTAAGGCCAAGTCTGCAGCAGTTTTAGGGCTGTTCATGAATACCGTATGCTCAATAACAATTGCATCAACATTTATAATATGGTCAAACAATGCCTTTGATTTTTTTCCAGCATCAATAACTTTTTCGTATATGTCTTTACCCTCAAAAGTTATTTTTCCAACTTCTTTTAACTGATCATTATGAAATGTAGCATATGCAAGACTATTAGTGCTGGCATCAATAGCGCAAATTCTTTCTGGCTTAACTTCGATGCCCCATTTATTTTTTACCATTAGTCCTATCCTTAATCTTTTTTAGTGCTTTAGCAACTGCATCTGGGTTGACAGAGCATGTATTACAAATTTGGTGGTCATTGTATATTGATAATGGCATTGAACAAGATTTGCAAGGCCTTATCTTTCCTTTTCTTTTTGCTCTTTTTGATTGCAAATACCTTGCAGCAATTTTTTCTTTTGTTGCAAGGTCTCTGCATTCTACTGAACAATATATCTGATACGATACTGATTGATCAAATTGTTTATCGCAAAAGTTACAATGTCTCACCGAGAATCTCCAGGGGCGTTATTTTAATTACGCCTGTCCCTGCAGACTCGCATGCCTTTTTGATTGGGCATGACTTGCATATCTTGGAATTAGATCTATAGTTCTTGACTGGTAAAGTTTTATCTTCCCATGCCTTTCGAACTGTCCTCATCCAATCAAATGCCTGGTCTACCCACCGACGGTAATGATCGTTTACTTCTACGGGAATCAAAAGAAGTTCATGATTGTTTTTATTTTCATAAATCATAACACCCTTTGGCCGTTTTAAAATCTTCATATATATAAGTAGTTGCATAAGGTGTCCATTCTTGGCTTTACCAGATGCCTTTCTATATTCAAAACCCTCATTCATCATTGTTTTAATTTCACCAATGAGTTCTTCACCTTGCCAATCAAGCATAACATCTCCGTATCCAAAGATAGGAGGATCGCTGTGGGTGATCTTAAACTCTGTTGTAGTCTCATTGTCATCATTGCGATATATTTTTGCTACCCCTGAATTCATCATTGCTGCCTGAATTCTGGCGTGTGATAGTGTTCCAGCAGTCATATTTGCTGCTGCATATGCATCTGCATTATCTTCAAACATTTGACCATCAAAAGCAAGATACCAATATCTCGCACACTCTCCGTGCCCATATGCAATGGTTGAAGGGGCAAAAGTCTTTTTGACAGTGTGCTTATCTACACGATTAATCGTATATCCTTCTTTAATCTTTGCTTCTAGGGCAGCAATATCCATAGAGTGAACTGGCTTTTCTTCTTGTTTTATCATAACTGTATGTAGTAAATTTTTTGTCATTTTAACTCGTTTCTGTTAGTATAAGTATAGCAGATTATCGGATTATGTACTTTAAAGCAGAAACAAGATTGTTGATTGACTCTGCTGCAGTGTAATAAAGATTCTTTTTACCTCTATCAGACTTGTCTACATTTGCCATCCAAGTGGCCTTGAGAGACATTTTTGCTGCAATTGCCTGTAGCCTAACTATCTCTACCGTCGCTACATTAAGTGGTATGTCTGGCTTTATAATAATCTTAGCAATGAAAGTAAGAGCCGTTGTCAACTCCTGATCATCCATATAGTCTGCAATCTCTGCCAAACCATTTACCATATCTATTGTTGTTTGTTGTTGCTCCATTATTCCTCCGTTAGTTGTTCTAAAATACTCATCTCAATTATAGCAAGCCTGACCTTGGCGTTACCCTCGCCAATAACCACAACTATGGCTGGGTCTTTTCCATTCTTTATAGCATCAGTGGTAGCCTTTGCCCACACCTCTTTATTTAATGTAAAAGATTTTCCAACCTCTTTAAAATCTACAACAAAATTTTTCCAGGAAGCGTCACCTTTTTTAGTATTGCGACCAGAGTTTTTGTGCTGCTTGGCACCTATTCTTTTACTTTCACTCTTCTCGCTCATTGACCTTCCTTTTCTTATAACCAACCTTAAACAACTGAACTTCAGACAAGTGTTTATCAGAACACATCCAAGACGCCATACCAGTTGCAAGATATACTCTAATAGTTTTTACTTCTTTTTTACAAACCTTACAAGGAAACTTTCCTTCGTAAACGCTATACTTGTCCACTAATTTTATTCTTAATCATATCTTGTAGATCAAGATCCTCTCTTACCCTATTAATAAATCCTTCTCTTCCCTGAATCTTAGTTCCGTCTGGAAGAATATACCATGCTCCTGTACGCTCTACAAAACCCATAGACTCTGCTGTGTCAACAAGATCAGCAATTGCATCTACTCCTAATACGTCTCCTCTAAAATAGAAATCGTATTCTCCTGATTGAAATCCTGGAGAGGTTTTAGAAAATTGAAGTTCCCATCTAATTTTTCTTCCAATCTTTTCTTCTATCAACTTATCTCCGACTTTAATCTTTCCCTTAAGTGCTTGATTGTCCGACTCTGAAGAAAATAGTTTAATAACACATGAGGAATAAAACTTAGTAGCCTGACCACCAGAAGGCTGCTGGCTAGTATACATAGCATTGATATTGTTACGAGACTGAGAAATAAGAACAAGCAAAGTTGGCTTAACTTTGTTGTTTGCATAATTAAGCATTTTCCATGCGTTACTAAAGTCACGAGACTCTGCTCCAATCTGCTTTGTATTTTCCAAAGCCTTCATCTCATCAGTGTCCTTTTCAAAATAAATTGCAGGAAGCATTGATGTAATAGAGTCTACCACAATTAAATCAACCCCAGCATTCATTAAAGCCACACCCACATCTACCATATCGCTGATAGTTCTTGCTTGTGAGTAGATCAATTTTTCTGGATCTACCCCCATTTTACGAGCCCAGTCTTCAGAATAAGACATCTCTGAATCAATCCAAGCACACAACTTTCCTTCTGATTGTGCAAGGGCAATCATTTGCAAACACATGGAAGACTTTGCAGAAGACTTACTTCCCCAAATCAAAACCTGTCTGCCATATGGCAAGCCTCCACCCAGGGCTTTGTTCAGTCCAAAACTAGGGGTGGGCTGATACTCAAAATTTACACCAATACCACTGCCAAGTTTCTTTCTTAACTTTGGGTCTAACTGTGCTAATGCTTCTTCGATACTAACTGACATGTACATCCTCCAATGTTACGGTTCCGTCTTTAGTCTTGCCAAAATCAAACTTATAATACTTTCCTTCTTCAATATGCATATATGCTTTTGCAAATGATGTTGGAAATACTGTTATTGAGTGCAGGTCTCTTTTTGTATCTGCTAAAGTCAATGATGCCATTTTCTTGCCTGCTTTGGTAACTCTAGGCTTAAAAGAAACAACAAACATTTCATCATCTTTGTATGGCAACTGTTTATATCCTAAAAATTTAACCAGCGCATGGGACGAACTTTTTATTTCATCAGACGGTATGAAAGATACAATCCTGTTATCGTTACAAAGGACCAAATAAGAACGACCCGTCTCAATAGCGGTATTTTCATCATCAAATATACCGACAGACCCAGTCTTATCCAAAATTTCAACTCGTGACCATCCTGTTCCCCTCTTAATAGATTTTACCATACCCATGAATATATAGGAACCCTTTTCTTCAAAATCAACAATGTCCTGAATAAAAGCGTAGTAATGAGAAGGTATAGTAATGTTAAACTCTGGAAGATTTAAATATTCATATAAGTTTTCTTTAATCTCTTGATCATTTCTAGGATTATCTGGAAATGTTGCTGCACCAATTACACGAAGTGCCTGAAGTGCACGAGAGTTTACTCCATTGCCCTTTGTGAATGTAAACTCTTCAAGTTCTTTGTAAGACTTAAAAGGTCGTGCCGATATATATCGTTCTGCAATCTTATCAGAGATAAACTTGATTGCCGAGAGTCCAAACCGAATACCCTTACCCTCAATTTTAAAATCAATATCCGAATCATTAATGTGAGGTAGTTTAATGCTAATCCCCATTCTTTTCGCTTCAATAAGATATTCAGTTCGTGCATCTTTATCCTTTTCATTCTTTAGAAGTGCAAACATAAACTCTAGTGGATAATAATACTTTAGCCATGCTGTCCAATATGATAGCGTTGAGTACGCTACTGCATGGGACTTATTAAATGAATACCCTGCGTGAGCCTCAAAGTCATGCCATAGATCACGAGCAAGGTTTGGGCTAATAAAACGAGAAGCACCCTCTATAAACTTATCCTTAAATATGTCAAACTCTTTAGCATCTTTTTTCTTTCCAATGATCTTACGAACCTTGTCAGCCTCAGACATAGACATACCGCCAAGATGTACGCAAGCCTGCATAACCTGCTCTTGGTAAAGAATACAACCATAGGTTTCCTCTGTAAATTCTTTCACAACTTGATGAATATAGGATATATTCTGACGACCATGTTTACGATCAACATAATCTTTTCCAATTGTATTCATTGCGCCTGGACGAACAAGAGCATTTGAAGCAGCAAGTTCTGCTAGATTTTTTACACCCATCTTAATTAGTAGGTTTGTGTATGGTGCTGCTTCACACTGGAACACGCCCTTTGTATATCCATCTGACAGCATTTGATAAACATTTTTATCATTCATATCTATTTTAAGAAGGTCAATCTTTTTACCGTCACGCTCTTTAATTATGTTAATGGTGTCTTTTAGAACAGACAAAGTCTTTAGTCCTAATGCATCTATTTTAATAAGGCCAACCTTTTCAGCCTCTTCCATATCAATACCGACCACTGGTATGCGATCATCAGATCCAGGAGAAGAACGAGTTTCCAACGGCGCATACCTAAAAATTGGATCCTTACTAGTAACCACACCAGCAGCATGAATACCAGTTCCCCTAATACGGCCACGAAGTTGTTCACCATATTCTTCTACCTCTGGATATTTTTCACGAAACTCTAATGTTGATTTTGATGTACAGTAATCATCCCACGAATCTACTGTCTTTAGAACCTTGTTTACATCTGACAAAGGAATGTTTAGAACTCTGGCAACGTCTCTAACAATTCCTTTACCAGTAAACTGAAGGAATGTTGCAATAGATGCTACATGTCGGTACTGTCTTACAAGATAGTCTTTAACCTCTTCACGCCTAGTGTCCTGAATATCTGTGTCAATATCTGGAAAGTCATTACGGTCTGGGTTAATAAATCGGAAGAACAATAGGTTGTGCTGAATTGGATCTATATCTGTAATTCCAAGGGCATAGCAAACTAAGGACCCAGCAGATGACCCACGACCAGGTCCAACTAGAATCTCTTCCTTCTTTGCCCAGTTAATCATGTTGCTAACAACCAAGAAGTACGGAGCAAACTTTTTATCCTTGATAATTTCTAACTCTTCGTTAAGCCTGTCTATATACTGCTTGCTTTCAGACAACCCTCTTGCTGTCAAACCTTCCAAAGCAATCTTTGCAAGTTCCTTATCTGGACTCTTGTACTGAACTGGCAGCAAGTTTAAGCCTTCTTGAATTTCATAGTCTTCTACAGTGTCTGCAAGCGATAATGTGTTTGTGTATATATCTTCTCTATCAATACCCTGGGATTTCATGGCTGCCTTCATCTCTTCATAAGAAAGCAAATGAATATCAAACTTATTAAATGTTATCTCTCTATCTTTACCATAAAGCAAGTCTAGCCTGTCCATCATATTAGAACACTTTGCCGACTTAGCATAAGAAACATCTTTAGAGAGTTTGGCATGGGTATTCATAATTAGTTTAAATTCTTGAATTTCTTTTTGCCCTGGATGAGAATGGTGGCAGTCTGGAGTAACAATAGCCTTAATGTTAAACTCATCTGCTAAATCCAAAAGGTATTTATTTATGTGGGCTTCGTTGTGTGGCATAACCTCAATATAATAATCACTGCCGAAGTTATCTTTAAACCAACTAATATACTTCTTAGCGAGTGCAAATTCTTCTTCTTCTAAAGCCTTTACCAGCACACTGCTTGGGCATGCAGAAGAAACAATAATTCCTTCTTTATATTTTTCTAATATCTTAAAATCAAACCTAGGCTTTTTAAAGAAGCCATCAGTCCATGCTATTTCGCTTATCTTATTTAGATTTTCTAAACCAATTTTATTCTTGGCTAGAAGGATAATGTGATTATAGACAAGATCTTGTTGACCTTCTCTTTCATTCTTATCACGCTTATCGGATATATCAGAACACATATATCCTTCTAGCCCAAGAATAGGCTTAATGCCCTTTGCTTTTGCAACTCGGTACAGTTCCCGATGCCCAGACAATGTTCCGTGATCTGTGATAGCCAATGCTGGCATACCAAGTTCAACTGCTCGGTCTACTAATTCTTCTGGAGTAGCAATCCCGTCAAAAAGACTAAAGTGGGTATGGACATGTAAGCCTACGTAGTTCATCTTACCAATCAGTGTTGGTAGACGAAGTTACTGACGGACCATCAAAGCCCAAGTAGAACGCTTCTTGTTCTGCGTAAGGAACCTTCTTAAGTGCTGACTCCAAAGGATATGGCTCGATACCCTTCCAGTCAAATGGTTCCTTGTCTGGTGCTGATGGAATAAGTGTATAGTTTGTTTCAGTTCCCTGGCCGTTACGCTTCAACTTCCAAACTACATTTGAGATGCTTCCTGTTTCTAGGGCATACTCACGAATTGTATTAAATGATGATTGCTTGCTGATACCCATTGACCAGATAGCAACATACGGTGCCTCAATGCCGTCGTCGACTAGGACATTGCAATAAAAGCGAAGACGGCCACGCCATCCAGCCTTTGGATCTTTACGGTGCATTTCTTCAGCCCAGTCACGGCCTTCTGATTCCATAGTATCTACAGCACGACGCTTATAGTCTTTTGGATTAACATGTTCTTTGACAACAAGAGCAAGTCCACGGCTATCGTTATAGTTAGCAGAGTCCTCATCTAGTTCTTCAATGAAACGGATTTTTACTGACTGACCATCAGCAAGTTTTAGCCACTTGATCTTTGGTCCGTCGTTTTCATATTTTGGCTTATCGAGCAGGGCATTGATATTTTTTAGTCCCTTAATAACGCTCATAGTTTTCTCCTTTGTGTGTTTGTATTAGTTTAGCATAGACTCTATAGATTTGTCAAATGAAAAGTCTAAATCTTTTATTTCACTGTCAGCCATATCGCCTATATCCTTGTATTGTTTATTTAGTTTAACTATAGAAACACGAGAGCCAAGTTTTTCAATTATCCTGTCTTTCATGTTTCCACCTGCCTCATCATTATCAGCAATAACAATAATGTTATTGAAATACTTTTGAAGCAATTCTATTTGTTTGCTAGACACATTTGCACCTAGTGTTGCCACAGCAGGCATGCCTAACTGGTCTAACCTGATAGCGTCAAATGATGACTCCACAACATATACTCTATCAGATTTCTTTACACGATGCAAGTTAAAAAGGGTTTTGCTTTTTGGCAAGCCTGGAGTATTCTTAAAATCTTTACCTTCAACTGATCTACCAACAAATCCCAAGGGGATTCCTTCTGGGCTATGAACTGGAACAGTAACCATGTCTTGTTTATCAGAATATCCCAATGAGAACTTAGAAAATGATGAAGGATATATTTTTCTATATGAAAAATAGTTTTTTGGTCTTTCAGAAGCAACAAGGTTGTTGTGTAATCTTTTAATAATTAGTTCATCAAAAGACTTATACTTTTCTTCTTCAACTAATGCACGATCAATATCTATAGCAAGATTACTCTGCTTTTCTTTGCTCTTGATAAACCTGGCAGCCTCAAAATACGATCTTCCAGATGTATGCATTACAAGTTCTATTAGGTCTGCTGATTTTTGACATGAAAAACAAAAGAACATTCCGCTACTTTTTTGAACTTCTCCTGCTGGTGTTCTATGATTATTATGAAATGGACAAAATATTATAAAGTCTGCATCTAACTCTGATTCAACTGTTACGCCTGATCCCGTAAGGACTCTCTTGACTTGTTCTGCGGTATATTGATTGGATTGGTTCCGTCTACTCCTGCTATCCATTCGCTCTTCCTTTTCCCTGCGTAAACTCCGTGTATAGATAATTCAAACTCAAAAAATCCTTTTATCTCATTATACCTTATTGTGAAGTCTGGGTCAATATCAAATCTTGGAACATATCCACTCAGCCTCATTTCTGATACTAGCAATCTTATATATTCTATCTTTAATCTTCCTATTAAAGCCTCGTCCTGAATAACCCCATCAATATAAAACTTCCTCAAAGACTTATGATGATAAAAGTCTGGTGGTATGTTTTCCTTATTTTTTGGCATACCATATTATACCTACTTATCTTCAAAATCTTTGTACCTATAGTAGCCTTTGTCAAAATCACACTGAACTAGGAAATCTCCCATAAAGCCATTTCTATTCTTTCTAAAAGCACACTCAATAATATCACTGTTTGTACCTCGCCCAAGGGCTAAGACCCAGTCAGCATCATACGCAATCTGCCTAGACCACGCTGTTTGACCCAGTGTTGGGACTGTAGACAAATCGTTTACATCGTCAGGTGTAGCAGAGGAGATAGCAATAATAGGAACCTCTTCGCCAATAGCCATGAGTTTGAGTTCTCTTGAAAGGTTCTTCATTCGTACCGTTTCATTATCTGACTTCTGATTAGGAGCCATTAACTGAAGGTAATCAACGATTACAAAGTCTGGCTTATACTGATCGATCTTTCCACGAAGGACTGATGGATTAATTTCTCCACCCTGATCGTTTGAGATAATATGAAACTCTGGCTTACCCTGTAGATTTTTAGCATGCCAATCTTTAAGCATTTCTAACTCTACTTCTCCGTTGCTTAACTTTCTATGTGACCAACGACCCTCGCCCATAATCGTAAAGACACGATTACGGACCTCTGTCTCGCTCATCTCAAGACTTATGACTAGTGGGCTACGACCCTGTTTCCAGGCCTGTACAGCGAAATAGAGAGCCAACCACGACTTTCCGATACCTGGATATGCTAAGAAGACTCCCAACTGCCCTGGCATGATTCCAGAGGGTAGGTAGTTATCAAATCCTGGCAGGCCAGTCTTTATACCAATATGACCTAATGCTTGTTGTTTCTTGACATTTTCAAAATATGCGATAGCAGACTCTAGGTCAGTAACATCAATATCACGGATAGCAGCAGTGTTCTTTTTTAACTCTGAGGTCTGTGTTATTAGATTTTCTAAAGCCTTGTTACCCTCACCCTGCTGAACATCACTAGCAGCAGATCTTAAAATATCTTTTAGGCTATCTCTTAAATATTCTCCCTGAAGTTCATCAAGATGGTGCTTGGTTGCACCCACCCCTGGAACTGGGTCAAAGTCTCTGAACTTTTCACTAACTAAGTCAACTGGCGGTAGCGATGAGTTGTTTTCAAAATAAAGCCTGATGAAGTTCCAAATGTCTGCATGTGTTCTAAGAAGATTTTCTACATTGGCCTGAAGAAGAACATGTATTTGTTTATCTTGCAATACAGCAGTTATTAGTTTTGACTCTGTGCTATTCACTTAACCACTCCTTTGCCATTATCCTACGCTCTGCTCTTTCTGCATCGTCCCGCTCTTTGTCTAATTTTATTTGAAGTATTTTTTCTGCGTTGTATGCAAAATAATTCCAAGAAGGGGAATGAGCGATGCCAAAATAATAATTTAGTAAATCATAGCAACCGATCATTCCGTAAGACTCAATAAGTGCATCAGCAGCCCACTGCTCTACATTAAGATTAAGAGACGGTTTTTGCTCATATCGCTGTGTGTGCAACTTACCATAACGACTAAGCAAAGCCATACGGTCTTTGCGTTCAGCCATTACTTTGCTTCTGCTTCAGTCTGTGCTTCTAGAATTTTTGCTGTAAGTTTATCTTCAACAAACTTATAAACACGCTCAAAAGCCTGATCTGTATTTTCGCCATCTCGCTTTGAGTCAGTTACGCCAAGGTCTAACCTTAGTGATTGAAAGTTGCCTAGATTTAAAGTGTATCCTAGAGTTACGGACACCTTAGTTGGTTCATTTTCCATTCTTATACCCTTCGCTAAATAGACTCACTCCATACAGGAATGAATCGTCCATCTTCTGTTTTCGTATATGTAAGTATACCATCGCCCATTCTTCGTGTCAACTCAGCCTTGCTGGGCGTAATATCATTTGTAATTAATCCATCTTTTCTTGGTCTACCAATATGGTATGTAGCCAGTATATCACGAATCTCTTTTACTTGCGATTCAGAGTAATATGATCTAACACGAAAACCTCTTGCTCCGCCTTTTTGAGATCCTTTTGGAAATGGAATAATTCCTCTACGCATAAGAGACGGCATATATTTTTTATGACGATTAACTAGATTAGCAGTCTCTCCAACTGTGTATGCTCGTTCTCTATTTTTTTTAAAATCATTAATTAAACAACTTTCAATCCTATCTTTATTTATATTATAAACAGACATTATCCCATTAGACTTATTTAAATGATGTATTCTAACAAGGTCCCCGTTTAAAAACCAAACCTTTTTATTCCCTGAAATTACAGGGAGGACATTGTAACCTTCGCTCTCAATTGTTCCCTTTTTAACAGCCACATGCCCTCCTGTGAATTACTAGGCGGATGAAAAAATGTTCTCGATCCGCAAGACATACAATATAGTTCTAAGTTATTTATTTGTGAATATTGCCTATCGACAAACATTCTTCCTTTACATCTTTTACAATAAATCATTAATTAGGAATTCCCACTATCAATAAGTTAACACCGACAGTAGTATCTCCGCCAACATTAAACTTTACAACTCCTTCAATCTTCGATGTTGAAATACTTAATAGGGTAACCGTAACATCTTTTCCAGCATCTGTATTTCCAATATTAATTGGAGTTGCAGTAACAACTGGAGGAAACTTAAACTCGCTTGGCAAACTATATGAAAATGATTGGGTAGATCCTGCTGTTTGAGATGAGCCAGAAGTTACTTGAACGTAGCCCCCTATAATTCTTGCCTCAGACGTTTTTACGCTCTGCTTGCCAGAGTTTGGGGTGTCTACCGTAACATACTTATATATTGATGTAGACGCTTGACTGGAAAGATCATTGAGTGCCTTAACTATCTGATAAAGATATGTTACATCTAAAGGCTGCCCCCGTTCGGGTAAAGGTAATATTGCCATAATATAATTATACCAGACTGACTATTCCAGAATCATATATTTTTAAATCAGGATTTAAAGATGGGTTAACGGATGATGCCTGAACAACAACACGCACAGATGTAGTTCCAGTTTTAATAAACGAATAATTTGAAGATCCTGTAGAAGCCCTAAATGTTGGAACAGAAGAGTCAAAGCCTATAAAAACATCATAGAGTATTTGAGTTGATATTTCTCCAGCAGACCAGTTAACCATTATTGTGTTTCCAACAACATTTATATCTCCAACACCAAGAAGAACTTCT